CGTTCTAGACTATCCCCAGGTGAAAATAACCTATGACCACGATATTATCCAGAAGAATTCCATCAAGACGTTGTACGAGTCCATCAAGAACGAATACGAATGGGTGATCTATGTGGACATGGACGAGTATATCACCACGAAGAAACACAAGGAAAAGACAATCCGACAAGAATTGGAAACCACGTTCCGGGAGTGCGAGTGTATCAAGATTCCATGGGTCATGATGTCGTGCAACGGCGTGGAAAAAAATCCGGTCTCCTTGCTACATACAAATGTTTTCCGTTGGAACCACGATAAAGCGCATGTCAATCAACTAACCAACGAACACAAGTTTCGTTGTCGCTACAAAAGAATCGAGGTCAAGTGTATTTTTAAACCACGGTATTTCCATGATATTTTTGACCACCATCCTCGGTCTCCCTCTTCAGCCCACAACGTAAGGATAGTCGACGGAGTCTACAACAAACCTCATCCGCTTTCACCTTTTTACTCCCAATTACGAGAAAAAGATATTGGAGAGGGTTATTTGCTTTGTTATCACTACCGTATCGTATCGATAGAAAATTGTCGACAGAAAATAGCCAATAATGAGTGGTATAAAAAGTATACGTTGGAAGATTTGCTTTCCACGGATTACGCCGAAGTCGTGGATACCACCCTGCGGGAAAAAATGGTTATACGAGATGATTAATCTTATTTTATCAAAAATAAGAAAGGTTTTTTGAATCTGAATCTAACCACGAGGTCCCGCGTACGACCCTCCCGAATTGCTTCGACCACCCCCGGCCTGTGCCGTGTTCCGCGTCGAGATGGGCGCGATGCGCTGTTGCCACTCTCTATTGCTGTTCTTGTGCATGAGCCGTTGCTGCATCTCGTTCCGGAACGTCACCTGGCTGTCTGAATACGTCTGGTCCGCGTACGAATACAGAGACTGTCCCTGGAGGGACCGGTCGTTGATGGGACCCACCGTCGTCCCAAAGTTGGCAAAATCCACCTTGTTCCGTGTCAGGTAGTTGTATCGCGTCTGCTGGTCCACGTCGTCGTAGTAGAAACGCGTCTGGCCGGTCACGGGTTCGTAGTAGCTACGGTACGAGGTGCCGTAGCCCGTCAATCGCGGGTCGTAGACCTCGGTGCGTAGTGGCTCGTCGGTCTTGGGAAAGGGCGCGTACTGCGCTGGCAAAGGTTCAGCCAGCTCCACGAACGAATTGTACCCGTTGCCATTGGCGTCACGACCCCTACGGAATGCCGTGGGAGGGAACGGCTGGTTAAACGAGATGCCGAGGTTGGACATGCTGGCGTCGGGCTGGTTGACCTGGGACCGCGTATACAAGCCGGGTTGGATGGGGATGGAAAACAAGTTTTTGTTGTACTCCCTCATGAGCTTGGTTTTCTGGCACTCGTCCGCCTTGTAATTGATGGGGAGGTTATAGTCGAGGTTGGTGGGATTGTACCCACACCCCCCGTCGATGGCCGGGTAGGAAAAGGTCTGGTAGGGATTCGAGGAATCTCCGGGAGGCTGGTATTGTTCCCTGACATCCTCCCTCTCTCGCTCGACGTGTTCCACGGGGATACGACCCGGTGGCAAGTGTGCCGGTGGCAAGTGTGCCTGTGGCAAGTGTGCCTGTGGCAAGTGTGCCTCGGCCGTGTAGTGTTGTGGTGCCGACGCGCGCGAAATTTCGGCCCCGTTATAATGTTCTTCGTACCGGGGTACCGGAGGGACGTAGGAGACGTGGTCGATGGCCATGTAGCCATTGTCGTAGAGCTCCTGTCGCCTCTGGTCATTGATACCGCTGGGAATCACAAAATCGTTCGGCCTCCACGCCTCCCCGTCATAGATAGGGGTGGGGATGACGGGGCGTACCAGCGTCTTGGGATTGGGTGGTCCCACAAGGACCTGGTTGGTGCTGAAAATCTCGTCGAGGGGACGGTTCTGGGGACACCACGCCTGGGACTGTCCCGTGTCCACCAGCTGGGGATTCACCGGTATCCGAGGAACGGTAAAGGACGCCTCGTGGTCCCCGGCGACGCACGGCGCCCTCACATTGTCTTGTCCCTGTGTAAAGACAAAGTCGTTGGTCCCGGTGTTCCATGCGACGGGGGGAACGGGCTCGACGACGGTGTCCACGAGGCCATACGTTTCCTTGCAGGTCTGCTGGAAGGAATGGACGGCGTAATAGGCCACGATAATCAGGAACAACGCACCCACGAGGAACCGATAATCTACATACACGTTGCACAGACAGCACACGATAAACGTCAGAATGACCAACCGGCACATGGCATTCATCTGATTTTCGAGCGTGTCCGAACGAACGGGAACCAGCGACGGGGATATAAATAAATCTGGAATATGTTCCAACCAAAATCTGGATTCCATCGGGTTTTTATAGGAGAAAAAAAAATAAAAAAAAATTTTTTTAAAGTCTCGACGCCGATTCTACGATTTCTCTTTAAACCATTACAATCCAGTCGTCACCACGGGAAGGGAGGGATTGAAAACGGTCTGTCCACCGACAAGACTTACCGTAACAATATTGTTTTGATTCCCTACAGCGGGAATCTGGAACACAAGGTATGTGTTTAAAGGCACCGGGTCAAACAAAAAATCCGAGGTTACGTTGGTAGGAATCTGCAAGCTTCCCGGGACATTAGGGTCCACAGGGACCGCGTCGTTTACGGTGGTGGACACCGTCGACGTAATGGCCACCCCCGACCCGAGACCCCGACCGCGACCCCCGACAATCGTATATTTTTGGATACGGATAAGGACATTGGGTTCGGTCGATTCACCGGTGGTGGTGACTGTGTTGGGTGTCAGGGGTCCAAGGTGGAACGTGGGAAGATAATGGGGAGATTGAAGAATGGTTCTCGCAATGTCGAGTTGCAACGGAAACGCGGTAAGAAGAAACGTTTTCGTGTTGGTACGAGTCGTCAGCAAATACACGCATCCGACAATCATGCTTTCACGGTCCATAAAATTGTACCGCTTATTGGGGTCACCATTTACCGTCGCCCTCTGAAGGTTATTTTTCGCATCGAGTGTTAAACAAATAAGGTTTTGTCCTAGTTGTTCCTTCGTGTACGCAATTCCAAGACGCATTTTTCGTAATTTACCGGTTGTTGTCAACCTCAAAACAATAAAGAGACCGTCCTTGTCCTGTTCGGTAGGAGGAAACGTGTCAAAAGATTGCAGTTGCTGGACAAAATCGTAGTATTCTTCCACGTTTTGCAGTTCTTTAATACAAGCGAGTGATTTCATCGACTATCTATCTGTACGGATAAAAATTTTTTTTCCATGATTCATTTCCATCAAGGCGTGTACACCTTGGAGGCCGTGATGATGAGGCTGGGGGCAAAAGGGTCCACGTCACTGGTCTGAAACCCCTGGACATTGGCGTTCAGTGTACCAGTGGACGTGAAAGAGCCGATACCAAATTCAAGAACATCACCCTTCTTGAATTTGTACGCGAGTCCAATGGCGAGCACGTTTTTGTCGTTGAGCAGAGAAGCGGTATTTGAAGCGTCACTGTCCTGGATTTTTTGACCATTGATAATGTACCACCCATCGATCTGGGCGTCGCTGGCATCGTCCGTCGGATTGATGTTGACGAGCTGGTACTGCGCCAGGATGTTCCATACCCCGGCGTTCTTGCACACGAGGCCTTTGGTGGCAGGGTCAATAACCCAGTCGGCGGTGTCGACCGCATCAATGGGTACGGTTTGGGCGACGTTGGCGGCCGTCGGGGCCGCCGTGAGAGAGAGGGGGTTGCTGTAGTTTGAATACTTGCACGGCATTTTTCTAGCTGCTGCTTCCTACTACGAGTCAAGAAAAAAATTTTCCGACTCGAAAAAACGAAAGTGGTACACCCGTTCTACACCCCATTCTTTCTCTACGAGAGGGGTGTGGTACCACGAATATGTGTGGTGTACGGCAAGGCTCCGCCAAAAGGGTACACGGGCTTCCAAACATCGAAGCAGAGAAAACCATTGTCCCTGATGCCGGATATCGTCGTCGTCGTACGGAAACGGGAGGTCTTCACACACCTGTCGTAGCCGTTGCAAGGAAAGGACACCGTCGTCAACGTACAGGTCGTCACACATCGTGGTGATGCCCATGAAATGCGGGTAAAGGGCTTTGGCGTTGAATACGACATCCTTGTGGTCTTCCGTCCAACACCACAGGATGTCCACGTCTTCTTCCACCCGTGACACGTCTTTCGACAAGTCTTCCTCCTCCTTGGACAACAGCCACGCCTGGTAGTCCTCTTCGTCCCCGTCGATCAGCGTTCCCGTGTCGGTAAAGTATTGTTCGTTTTGTTCTTCCTCCCCTTCCCCCTCTGTTTGGCACGCCACGTCGTCATACTCCGGTGGAGCGGTTTGGCACGCCACGTCGTTACACTCCGGTGGAGCGGTTTGGCACGCCATCTCACACATTTCCTTCTTGACCGGTATTCGTAAACGCGCTAGGTGTAATTCGGCTTCCAGTTGGGCAATACGGTTCACCGCAATGGATAATTCAATGTCGTGCTGCCTTTTTTCGACTCCCCAAAAACAGCATTTGATGCACGGCGACGCTACCTTTTTCTTTCTCTTTGCAGTCGCAGTCGCAGTCGTAGTGCTCATAAGACCTACATGGAAAGGAAATGATGAAAAGTGAAGGTTTAACAACTTGAAAGACAATGGAAAAAAAATGTTCAAGGCCTACCAGAAGAAAAAAATCCATTATCTGAAAACGCTTTCGGCCAAAGAGCTCCAGGACATGCTGACCAAAGCCGACGACGCGTACTTTAACACGGGCACCCCCTTGCTCACCGACGACGAATACGACGCGTTGCTCGACTACGTGACCAAGCACCATCCTTCCCTAAAAACACGTGTCGGAGCACCCCCACCGTCTTGTACCAACACATCGCGCAAGGTTTCCCTTCCCCACCCGCTTCATTCGCTCGACAAGGTCAAAACCGTCGAGGAGATCCAGAAATGGACGGGACGGTACAAGGGTCCCTATCTCCTTTCCCCCAAGCTGGACGGTGTGAGCGCGTTGCTCTGTGTGCACGGAAACACCAAGTCCCTCTACACGAGGGGTGACGGGGAGACGGGACTTGACATTTCGTGGCTGGTTCCCCACCTCCGCAACCTGTCGGCGATGCCGACCTGTGACACCGTCGTTCGTGGCGAACTTATTTTGAAAAAATCGGTGTTTGCGGAATATTTTCCGCAAGAAAAAGGAAACGCGCGCAATACGGTCTCGGGTCTGGTAAATCGGCAGGAGGCTTCAACTTTTCACCAATATCTCGAATTCAAGGCGTACGAGGTGATTGTACCCCACGCCCTGACGCCCGAGCAACAGATGAAACATCTTGTCCAGCTGTGTATCCCGTGCGTGTTTACCGTACTGGCACCCGTCCTCGATTTTGATTATTTATACGACATGGTGGCGACGCTGCGCAAGGAATATCCCTACGAGATTGATGGCGTCGTATGCGTCGACAACCACGCCTACGACCGTGTTACCCACGACAATCCGCCGTATGCGGTCGCCTTTAAGACCCAGCTCTCGGACCAGGTGGCGAAAACCACAGTGGTGGATGTCGTGTGGAAGGCCAACAAAGACGGCTACCTCAAACCCCGCGCCAAGGTCATTCCTGTTACCATCGCAGGAAACCGCATCGAGTACGTCACGGCGTTTCATGCCGGGTACGTCGTCCAGCACGGCATCGGCCGTGGCGCCATTGTCGAGATTGTGCGGTCGGGAGACGTGATTCCTCAAATCTCCTGTGTAAAATCACCCGCGGAACCCACGATGCCTCCGACTTCGTACCGATGGAATGAGACCAAGGTCGACGTCATGGTCGCCGATACCGAGAACAATCCCGACGTCCAGCTCCAAAAGAACGTGAGGTTCTTCAAGGAGTTGGGGGTCGCGGGCGTCGGTGCGGGACAGCTGAAAAAACTTTTCGACCACGGGTACAAAACACCCCAAGCCATCGTCGCCATGTCTGTTTCCGATTTCGTGGAGGTCCCGGGGTTCCAACAGACGTCGGCCACCAAACTACACGACAATATCCGACAGTGCTTGAAGAATGCGTCCTTGGTAGATTTGCTGTCGGCGTCCAACGTGTTTGGTCGCGGGGTCGCCAAGAAATCATTACAGCTCCTCGCGGATTCCGTCCCCAACCTTTTGGAGGCGACCCAAGACGATTTATCGAACATCAAGGGTGTGGGGCCCAAGACCGTCGACTGCTTTCTGGAGAAGCGAGACGAGGCGCAGGCGTTTTTGGCGTCGCTACGCGGGTGAAAAATTTTTTATAGTGTAATGTTTTTTTCTTTTCACGTTAAAAGAAAATACACAAAAACAATGGGAGACACGAGCGGATGCCAAATCAACTCCAACAACCTCGCAGTCTACCTCCAAGGGGTCACCGTAGAACCTTCTTCCAATTTGACGTCGGAATACTTTGTCACGGGGTCCCTCCCCTCCTCCGCCTCCACAAAACGCGTCTGGCAGTTCACG